TGATGGGGTTGGCGCAGTTTCAGCTTATACATCGGGTTTTCCAGTAGACTTTGCCATAGATAGAACTGCAACATCAACTTCGCCTAATTATGTTGCCACTAGACTTTTACAAGGAACTAGGTTGCAAACAGATGGTACGAATGTAGAGGCATCTGAAAGTGCTTACTATTTTGATTACATGGAAGGGTGGAGAAATTTTGCAAGAGTTTCTGGGAACTATTCTTGGATGTGGAAACGTGCACCCGGTTATCACGATGTCGTTGCTTACACGGGGGATGATCAATCAACACATAATATAGATCATAATTTAGGTGTTGCACCTGAGATGATATGGATAAAACGTAGAGACGGCACACAGGGCGTTCGTGATTGGTCAGTCTATCACAAAGATGTTTATGGAGCAGGTGGAGTTGATGGTGTTCTTACACTAAACAACAACGTAGCAAGAGAGGATTTAAGTATTTTTGGAACACCTTCTACCACACAGTTTACAGTAAAAACTTCTTTTGGCACTGTTAATAGTTCAAGTGGCACTTACATAGCCTACCTTTTCGCAACACTTGCGGGTGTATCCAAGGTTGGTTCAGTAACTCACTCAGGTACAACAAACGTAGACTGTGGATTTTCTTCAGGGGCTTCTCTTGTCATGTTAAAACGCACAGATGCTAGTGGTGATTGGTTCTGGTGGGATAGTACAAGAGGCATTGTATCAGGAAACGACCCTTACATGGTTTTAAATGACAGTGCTGCACAGGTTACAAACACAGACTTTATAGACCCTCTCTCATCAGGCTTCACCATTACAGATGATTTTACAGATGGTGACTATATTTTTTACGCAATAGCAGCATAACAAGGATATAAAATATGGCAGATTTAACACCAGAACAGATAGAAGAGATGCTTGATAAAGCTGCTAAAAGGGGAGCAATGCAAGCCTTACGTGAGTTAGGATTACAAGATGATAATGCAGCCAATGACATCCGTGAAATGAGAGGGCTGTTAGATGCTTGGAGATTAACTAAAAGAAGCATTTGGTCAACTACTGTTAAAATGGGAACAGTAGCAATTATTACATTTATAGCAACAGCAGTTTGGATGTCTTTTAAATAATTATGTAAGCAAGGGGGGTGCTTATGATTGATCCAGTAACTGCTATTTCTGCAGCTAGTGTTGCTTTTGGTGCATTAAAAAAAGGAATAGCTGTAGGAAAAGACTTGCAAGATATGGGGGGTCAACTGTCTAAATGGGCAGGTGCAATAGCTGACCTAGATTTTGCTGACCGTCAAAATCAAAAACCTGCATGGTATAAAACATTAGGTGGTGGAATACAGGCAGAAGCTATGGAAATATTTGCTGCTAAATCTAAAGCAAAAGCTATGCGGCAAGAGTTAAAAGAGTATATATCTGTAATGTACGGCCCATCTAAATGGCAAGAAATACTTCAAATAGAAGCAGATCTACGTAAACAAAAAAGGGAACACGAACATAGACAAATGGAAATTAAGCAAAAAGTAATAGAATGGACTGCAGGAATATTATTATTTGTTGTTTGTGTTGGATCTTTATTTGGATTTGTATGGATAGGAACTAGGTAGGTAATACTATGGGAATAACAGTAAAACAAAAAGAACTAATAGAAAAACTTACTAAGAATAATGAAAGAGCTAAAGCTCGGATACAATCCAGAGTTAATAATCTTCTTATGTCTAAAGGTAAAAAACCTGTTCAAAAATTAGCAGAAGGTGGTAATATCTATGGCAGCACTGCTTTAGATTTAATTGCAAAACAAAATCAACAACAACAAAATAATCAAGCTAATATTGTCACTCCCATCCCCCCACAAGAGACTACTCCTGTTATAACAGAGGAGGCAACACCTGCTGTTATGCCCCCTGTGCCTACCCCTGAACCTCCAAAGCCATCTATCACATATGAACAACCAGATAATTTAGTTACATTTAATCCTGATGGTACTACTACAAGACCTTTTGCACAAAATAGAATAATGGACCCTCCTATAATTGTTCCTATGGAAGGGCAACCACAACCCCCTATATCACCTACCCCTACACCTACACCTACTGTAGAGACTCCTACCCCCACTCCTACTGTAGAAACTCCTACCTCTACACCTACTGTAGAGACTCCTACTTCTACTGTAGAGCCTTCTGGCCCTGAACTTCCACCTATTACTACAGACCCTGTTTACGATCCAAAGGACGGGCCACCTCAAGAAGTTGATACTAATGAAATGCTTGAGGGACTTAACTGGGCGCAACATTCTCAAAAAGGCATTGATATGCTTTTACAAGGAGATAAATTGCCTAGTGACGATATGTTCTATGAGGCAGAGGATGAAGATGGCAATAAAATTTTAGTGCCAAATCCAGCTAAATATACTATAGGTGGGGGATCAGAAAATTGGACATTTACATTTGAAGATGGAACATCTACAGTTGTTAATAGGGCTGAAAAATCTAAAGCTGTAAAAACACTTAAAGAAGAAATTACACCAGTAATAACCAGACTAAAAGATAGAGGTTATGAGGAAGCTAAAAATACTTATAATGAACAATTTAAAATTTATAAAGATTATTTAGATACTAAATATACTCCTGATCCTTATGATCCTTCAATAGAAGTAGATTTTGTAAAAAATTTACAGGATGTTAAAAAAGAAGTTGCAGATTTATCTAGTAAACTTATAACTATGCCTCCCGGAAAAGCTCCCCCAGTTACAGATGAAGATGGTAATACACCACCAGATGAAAGAACTGAAGAAGAAAAAGTTCAGTTTGAAAAATATCAAGAGGCGGCTAAACAACTTTCTGAATTACAGGGGCAACAAGCTGTAGCTGAAGCTAATTTAAAATCTGCTGGAACAAAATCTGGGGATGAAATGTTATCTGCAATACAGGACGATCCTACACAGTTTATTACTAAGGCAGAGGTTTCTAAGTTAGCTGATAAGGTATCTCCTGATCAATTTATTGATAAAGATACTGGGCAAGTAACAACAAAAACAGAAGCAGGTACAACTCTTATAGACAAAGCTGCACAAGCTGTTACACCTGATGATGTTACTGCATCAGAAAAATTTAAAGATGCTACTGTAATTAAAGAAGATGCAGAAACAGAGCTTGATAAAACAGATGCTGCTAAAAAAGATGATCTTAGTCAAGAAGTTACTGCACAAACTTTAGAAGAAACTAGAGATGAAGCTATAGCTGATGAGTTATTAAAAGTTGCTGAAAATCGTATATCAAAAGTAAAAGAAGACTTAGATCTTACAGTAACTAAAGAACAACAAGCTAAATATAAAGGTGATAAATACACAGCTATTAAAGTTGATGTTGCCGTTGGAGATGTACTTGCAGATTCTCTTTTTGCAGAAGGCTCTGTTAAACTAGAAGAGTTACCTCCCCCCTCTATAATTGCAGAAGATAATATGGCTCAAGCTAAAATGATGCAAGATAAAGGGCTAGTTCCTGATGCAAGACCTGTAGCTGCTAAACTTGGAAAGTTTTCTGTAAAAGATGGTACACTAGCAATGGCTATGGAAGGGGAGGTACAGGCTTTAGATACTGTTCAGGGTCAGCTAAGTAAACTTATGTTAGACTTTGATGATGGGACTCCTTCATGGGCTGCAGGGGCTATTAGAGCAGCTAATGCTGCACTTTCAGGAAGAGGGTTAGGTGCATCCTCAATGGCAGGTACAGCTATTCTTGAGGCTGCTATGGAAGCAGCATTACCTATTGCACAAGCAGATGCACAAGTGTATGCTAATATGAATTTAACTAATCTTAGCAATAGGCAAGGTGTATCTTTAGCAAATGCTGCTGCACAACAAGGAAGAGAACTTCAAAATTTAACTAATCAACAACAAGCTAATCTTCAGTTAAGTGTAAATGCTTATGGATTACAAACAGATAATTTATCTAATAGACAACAAACAGAGCTATCTAATGCTCAAATAAGAGCTACCTTGCAAGGTAAAAACTTGGATAATACACAACAGTCAAATATTTTAGTTGCAGCTAGGTTTGCCGAATCTGCAAACATTAATCTTTCTAATAAACAAGATGCATTAATGCAAGATAATGTTGGAGAATTACAACAAAACCTTGCTAATCTTAGTAGTAAATCTCAGGCATATGTTGCTTCTGCTAATTTGGCAGCATCTTTGCAAGGTAAAAAATTAGATGCTGATCAACAGGTAGCTATCATTAATGCTGCAAAGTTTTCTGATGCTGCTAATTTAGTATTTACTACTGAACAACAAAATGCACTTCATAATTCTAAGTTATTGCAAAGCATTGGTTTAGCAGAGTTAAGTTCTAGTCAAGCTGCTACCTTACAGAATGCAGCTAATTTTGCTGCACTAGATGCAACAGAACTCAACTTTATGCAGCAAGCACAAGTTGAAAATGCTAGAAACTTTTTACAATTAGATTTACAAAATTTAACAAATGATCAACAGGTTGTCCTGTTTAAAGCACAAGCAAGACAACAAGCACTACTATCAGATCAAGCTGCAGAAAATGCCGCAAAACAATTTAATGCAGAATCTGAAAATCAAGTTGCACAATTTAATGCTAATTTAAGAGCACAGGTAAGTCAGTTTAATGCTACACAAACAAATGCTATAGCACAGTTTAATGCAGGTGAAGCTAATGCAACAGCAAGATTTAATTCACAGTTAGAAGCTGATCGTCAAAAATTTAATGCTGCAAATGCTTTAGTAGTTGCCCAGTCTAATACCCAATGGAGAAGAGACATTGCTACAATAGATACTGCTGCAGAAAATGCTGCTAATCAAGCTGCAGCACTCGCAGCTAATAATCTTACTGAGGGTGCATTAGGAGAGTTATGGCAACAAGAAAGAGATCTTATGGATCATGCACAAACTAATTCTAATAATGAGTTAGATAGAATTAATAATATAACTGTAGAAAAAATTAGAAAGGATGCTACAATTGATGCAGTTGAATTAAAGGCTAATCTTGAAGCTGATGCAAATATAGGTCAGGCTATATTTGATATTGTTACTGGTGAAATTTTTGGTTAATAGAAAGAAAAAGTAATGGCATTATATAACCCTAAAAAACTTTCTTCTCTTTCAGGGGTTTCTTCTCCCTCTGCTGATCCTATGAGAAAACAAGGTTTTTTAATAAGGAGACAAAAAACCAAACAAAATCTTGCGGCTAGTGATGCTGCAAGTAGGGGATTTTACTCAGAATTAATGGGAGAGATAGATAGTTTTTCTATAATGGGAGATGCTGTTAAAGAAAATTCTAATCAATGGCAAGAACTGCAAAATAAAATATCTGAGATTAAAGATAAACCTAGTGAAACTGAAGTAAATTTAAACACAGAGTTAAGTGATGTTAATGTTACCTTTCCAGATGATTTATATGGTAAAAAAGGAACAGGTAGTAAAGATGTAGTAAGTTATTCACATTACAATGATCCTATACCTGAAGAAGGATTTACTCGTAATGCAGGGGGTGCTCCTAAAGAAGCTCAAGAAAAAGCAATAAAAACAATAATATATACAGGTAAGAAATTACAAGCAACAGAAGAAGAAATAGCTATGGCTCTTGCTATTGCTAGACATGAATCTGGTTTTAATATTTTTGCAGCAGCAACAAGCAGTAGTGCTTATGGTTTAGGGCAATTTATTGATAAAACTGGTAAAGCATATGGTTTAACACAAGAAAATAGAGATGATTTAGAAATGCAAGCTCAAGCTCTTATAGAGTTTACACAATATAATTTTGACCTTACAAGAAAACGAGGTAAAGGTATAGAGTTTGTGTATAAATATCACCATGATGGGCCAGAAAAAAATAGTGGTGGACTAGCTATTGGTAGAAAAAATGTGATGCCTTACTACCCTAGATTTTTAAAAATGATTAGAGGACAAGAAGTAACATGATAAAAGAATTTAATGCCCCTATTCCCGGTCAATCTTTAACTACTACTCCTAAGAACTATTCTTGGGAACGTCCACCTTTACTTACAGATGTAGATAAAGTTGTAGAAAGACATATCAGAAAAATTTCACAACCAGATGCAATAGATAATATTTTATTTGTATTAGAGGCAGGGCTTCCTATAAATGTTTTAGTAGAAGTATTTTTAACTAATGCGGTGAGTGAGGGTATTCATAATATAGATGTTAGTTTATTAGTAGCCCCGATACTGCACAAAGAAATACTTCAAATAGCTAGAACAGCAGAAATAGATTTTAAAGAATACTTTGATGATTCTAAAATAAAAGAAGAAAATAAAAAAGGCAAAGCCATTGCTTTACTTAGAAAAGCATTAAGAAAAGATGATGATAAAGAAGATGCAGGAGTTCAAATACTAACTGAACTTACTGAAACTTTAGAAGAACCTACAGAAAAAATTGAACAAAAAGAAAAACCAAAAGGATTAATGAGTAGGACTATGACCGATGGCAATTAATTTAAGAGTAGCTGCAGGTGGTGCAGCAAAAAGATACTTACAAAAGAAAGATGAGCATGAGGCTTTTCTTCGTGAAATGGATTTAACTAGAAGAGAGTATCTAGCTGAAGAAGGTAAAGCAACTTTAGAAGAAATTAAAAACGAAAGCAAAGCAGCTAAAGCCAGAGTAAAAAAGGGAATGTCTTTTGGTTATTCTGAAGAGGCTGCTGTTTTGTTAGAACTTAGTGGGCAGTTAAAAGGACAGTTAAAAAGATTAGATAAACTTTCTGAGGATAAGGGAGAAAGAGCAGTAAATAAAAGAGCAGTACAAGAAGCAGGGGATTTTGTTGTAAAGAATGTACCAGAAGAAGCTAGAGAAGCTGCTTTAGATTATATTTCTAATGGGGGTTATCCTACCGACATAGATGAAATACAAAATAGATTTTTTAATGTTTTATTAAGTGTAACAGGAACAACAGAAGAAGCTGCAAAAATATTAAGAGAAGCTACAGAAGGTGGGCCTACATCTATTGATCCTATAGATGTTAATACAAGAGGTTTTGTAGATATGTCTCAAGAATTAAGAAGTTCCTTACTAAGGAATATTAGAAATTCACTACAAGGAATTTTAGATGTAGCCTTAGACGATAATGGTAATTGGAGAGGAGAGGATGCACTTAATGCACAAAGAATTACAAATGATATTTTTAGGGAAACAAGAAAGATGTATCTATCTCCCGGTACTACATATGATCCCGGAGATTATGCAGATGATTTGATAGAAAGTGTTAGGATACAAAGGACGGGAAGTAAGGATACTCCCGGCAAGACTTTACAGGAGATTAAGGTTGAGCCTATTCTTAATCCTCCAACTGAGCTTCCATCTGTGCCTAATTATCCACCACCATCGGTGCCACCGAAGCCTAAGTTACCTTCTACATTAAGAAAAGAAGATGAAAATGAAGACAGAATTAATGAACCTATAGATTAATAATATAAAGGAATTTTAATGGCAACGTACCATGAAAACGTAGAAGATAAAAAGTTTACTGATCTTTTAGAAAACGATGATTTTAAAAAAGATCTTGTAAGATTTTTTTCTGGAAAAAGATATGCTATGTCTGATGAGAAATTAGACAAGTTAGGATTTGATGGATTAGCAAATGAGTTTGCCGAGCACATGAGATGGCAGGATTGGCATGATGCTACTGCATTAAAAGATCTAAACTACGTTAATAATAAACAAGCAGAGGTAGGTGGTAAGCAAGCATTTGGTAGGCTTATCCAAGCATGGGATAATTCTGATGGTGCAGGGACAGGATTTGTAGAAGGTGCTAAAGATATAGGTGGTGCTTTACTTAGTTCTCCCTCTACTTTCTTGGGAGTTGGTACTCTTGGTTTATCAAAGTTGGCAGCTAAAGGTGCTCAGAAAGTTACTGCTATTGCTGTAAGACAAAAATTAAGGGACTATTTAAAAAAGAATACAGTTATTAAAGGAGCCTTAGCAGGTGCTGCTACAGAAGGCACGATTGGTGGTGCTCAAGCATATGGTAAAGGTGAGACAAGAGAAGAGTTAATAGATGGCTATGAATATACTAGAGGTAATTTTGCAGGGGATGTAGCTCTAAACTCTACTGTAGGGCTTGCTTTTGGTGCTCTTGGGGGAAAGATTGATCAATTATTAACTAAAGATAAAGATGCACTTAATGCACAGTTAATGAAAAGAAAAGCAAAAACAGAGGCCGATGTTAAAAAGAATGTAAAAGAAACACTTACTAAAAAAGAAAATCAAGAGGTACTAAGAAGTGTTTTAGAAAAAACAATAACTATGGTTAATACTTTAAATGCACGAAGAGGGGGTGCAGCAACACTTGATCCATTAGATAAACAGCAAGTTGCAATGGGGGAAGCTATTAAATCTGGTGTGTTAAATGTAGATACTGAGGCAGATGGTGCTTTTTCTTCTGGTCTTTCTTTAGATACCATTAGAGGTATAGCTGCTGCCACTACTGAACTTGCACAAACTACAGGAATTAAATTAGAAGAAGGAAAAAGAATTACTCAAGTTATTGCCAACAAATTAAATTCTTCTGCAGATGATTTTGATCCTGATATACTAGATAAAATAGATGCTATTAGAAATAAGTATGGGCTTACTAGGGAACAGTTTTCTTTTATTTATCTTGCTGAACTTTCAGAAGCAGGTAAAACATTGGCTGCACAGTCAGCTATTGTAAGAGCAAAAAATAAACTACAAGGTAAACCTACAAAAGGTGTGGCTGAAGAACGAAGAGTTTTAGCAGATATAAAAGATCTTGCTGCACATGGGCTTAGTTCAATAGATGATGTTGAAGCTGCTAATGCTTCTAGGAATGTCCTAATAAATACAGTTAAAAAAAATGGTTTAAGTAAAACCTATAATTTTTTACAAGAAACAGATCAGATGCGTATTGCATTTATGACTTCTCAACCTGCAACTACAGCAAGAAACGTAGCATCTACAGGATTGTTAGCAGCAGTAGACGTGTTGGATCAGGGGTTTAAAGGTCTTTTTGGAGGGGATCGTAATACTTTTAAAAATATGTTTTCTACTATTAGGGGTTTAAGTTACGGTAATGCTGAAGCCTCTGTATTAAAAGATATGTTAGAAACAGAAATGCCAGATTCTTATAGAAGAATTTTTCACGACACTATGAGGATGGAAGTAGGAACACAAAGTAATTCTGCCTTTGCTAAGACAGGAAGACTTGTCAATATGTTTAATACTGTTACCGACACTGCATTTAAGGAAGCTGCTTTCTATTCTAGTATTCAAAGATCTTTGCTTGCAAAAGGCGATAAAAAATTAGGGACAGACGTAAGAGAATTTATAAAAAATACTGGTAGTTTAGATCGTTTATCAGAAATAAATGCCCCCGGATATGATGTGGACATTATAAGAAAAGCCTTAGATGATGCTAATAGATTTACCATGCAAAGAACGTATATGGGAGATGAATCTCTTTTTGGTAAGGGTGCAAGGGCAGCTAGTAGAATTAATGAAAAAGTTCCCTTTTTAGTTTCTGGTTATGCAGGTATTCCTTTCCCAAGATATGTAGCTAATCATTTAGAAATGGTATTTGATTACACTCCTTTTTTACCTGCACTAATGAAAAAAATTGAAAGCCTTGCTGTAGATGGTAAAGTTAAGTACATATTAAAAGATGATTATAAATCTGATGCAGACCGTTTAGCACGTCAGCTTACAGGTGCATCATTAATAATGTCAGGCATTGTTCTAGCCCATGAAAAGAAGGGGGAAATAGATTATAAATCTATAGAGAATCAAATTAGAGGTCAAGATGACATATCTTCTTCTCTTGGATTTATAGTGGCACCAATATTTATTGGTGACTTAATATATAGAGCACACCTTGCACCAAAAGAATTAGGTTTAAGTGCAGGTAGTGCAAAAGAAAATATAAATGAATTAGGAACAGTCCTTGGTGGACTTAGTGATATGGGATTTGATAACAGAGGTATCAATGCATTAATAGATAATATTTTTAAAGAAGAGGGAGTAGACCCAAAAGCAGAAAGTGACTTAGCTAAATTAACTGGTAATATATTTTCTACTTTTACTTATCCATTAACACCTTTCAGAGATTTAGCAGGACAGATTAATTACGAAGCATCAGGCACTCCTTACACAAGACCTTTAGAAATACAAGACTTTGTTAGAACACAAGAGGCTCCTAGAGGTGTATTTAAACAACAAGCAACAAGGTTTATGCCAGACTATGACTTCCTTCAAATAGGACAAAGTTTTGCAGATGATCCTAACAGAGATATTAAATACTATAGTATTTTATATGATCAACCTATAGCAAGTATAAATCCTTTAAAGAAAACTTTTACTGGTGTTCAGGCTAGTCCAACCCTAACTAAGCTAGGTAGAGAGTTTAATAAACTAAAGATAAACGAAAGGGATGTTTACGATAGTGGAACAAATGCAAACCCAATGATAGACTATGGTGTTAGAAAATGGTTGAGCCAAAACCTAAGTGATTTATTTTTGACATGGGCTGACAATGAAAAACATAGGACATTACAGGCAGGTGGTAAGACCTATAATGAATTGACTGATCCATCAGTAAAAAAAGAATTATTAAAAGGTTTTGTTAAAGCTAGAATAGGTGATGCTAATGAAATGTATAAACAAAGATTTACCCTTCTTAGAGAAAGATCTCCTGTAAAAGCAGGTGGATATATAAGAAACCTATATCACCTAAAAATAGCTGAGTTAGGTGGAGATCAATTCAATGCTGCAGCAAAATATATTTCAGACAATGAAATATTAAAGTATGATACAGATAAAAGTTTTAATACCTCTGCCGAACTATTGTCTATGGCAGAAACCATACCACAAGAATTAAAGTTTCGTCAGGTACTAATACATATAGCAGATATGGATAGGTCTGAAAGAAGACAACCTAGTTTAGATATTGGTGATTAACTAATCATCTTCCAACATAAAGTCAGCCCACTCATAGGCTTGCCGCCTAACATCTTCCATTCTAAATGAGCCTCTAGCTGAAGCTAGTATCCCACAGAGAGCCTGTCCTGCGAGATACCTTCTTGAAGTTAGAGGCTTCATTGTTTTACTGGTTTGTTTTCTTCTAGTATATTTTTTAGCTTCCTCTGCTAGTGTTATTGTTTCTTGCTTGCTCAACTGCTTTCACCCTTTCTAGGTTTTTGAAATACTCGTTATTAAAACCGTATTCCCAATCTCTGTTACGAGATGTATTTACTGGGTATGGATTACCCAGTTTGCCTGTAGAAAAAGCAACTCTTCCTTGATCTTGAGGAGTCATTTTCTTTCCTTTTCTTTGAGGGTTTCTATCATTCTTTCTAAGTACCATTTTGCTTTCTCCAGATCTTCTATTGGTTTATTTTTATATCGATGTCTGTGTTGATACTTGATTAGATTGCCGTGACAATACGAAGCAAACCCATCAAGACCTAACACCTGCTTTATGTAGTCTATGCATTCAATAGTTCCTGAGTTGTAGTGAGGTGGACTATTAACACTATCACTACTAAAGAAAACTTTAGTTAGTTCATCTTCTCTGTCATCAAGCATATCTACTATTTTAAAACTATCTGTTGCTGTACTCATGTCATTTCTACCATTTCTGCTGATTTGTAGGGGATGTGAAAAAACCTTTCACCTTTTCGTATATATCTACCACTTGCTTCTTTTAAAGAATCAAGAGACATAAGAGTATCTTTTATTCTCCAAGCCTTTGAAAGATCCTTTCGGAATACATAAAAGTTAAGCACACCATTTTCTCCTTCATACATTTCTATCAACCTCTTTTTACGTTCTGGTATTCTAATCTCCTCCCAATGAGTGGGCCAATCTTCTTTCCAAGCAGTTTTAACTTCTGCCTCATTGAAATAAGTATAGCCATTCTTTTGAGAAATTACATCTACATTATAGTTCTCTTCTTCATTAAGGATGGTATGCCCTTTGGATTTTAAGTAGGCTACCAGTTTATCTTTAGCTGCTTGATCAAACATATCATACAGTTGTTTACTAAATTTTCTTTTTATCATACTAAGTCCACCACTTCACATGTGTCACCTGAACAGGCCATTGTTTGCATTCCCAAGGTAGTATCCTCCTTTTCATAGTCAGAGAGTTTAGTCCAATCAATATTAGTTGGCATTAGAGATTTTAACATTTTATACTCCGACTTGCCAATATCTTGATAGGGTGCTTGTTGATAAGTATGGTCAGAGTGTGGTAAGAAAGACACACCAGACATCTCATCAAAGTGTTTGTAAACAAAAGCCCCTACCTCTAACCATTCATCAGAACGAACCGAACAAGTAATACTTGGCTTATGCTCACACCAATGTCTTTGATAGATTAACCAAGTCTCTAACTGCTCTATAGCTGAAAGATCATTTCTTGTAATAGCTTTTTGTGGAGACTCTACAGGAAAACTAAAGACAGTTGTTACATCTGGCTTCATAACGTCTGGTTCGTTAGGCACACCCTGATCTTTCATAAAGGCTGTAATAGGATCTTTGTTATCACTGCGTACAGTACGGATATAGAATGGACTGTGACGAGGGTGGATGCCACTTGCGGAGTCAACCAACTGAGAGACAGTTCCCGATGGCTTGACGCAGCTAATTGCAGTAGCTTGGGGTATATCCAAAAGGCGGCTAAATTCAAGATTAGTAGTAACAGATACATCTCTTAATTCCTCTAAGGTTTTGTCTAGTCCTTTATTCTTTCTAGTTAATAATGGATTATCCATTATCCCCGTGAGTGACACACCCAACAGTCGTTCTTCTTCTGTATTTTTGTTCCACACTTTTCGCAGGTATGGGAACTTGGTGTAGGTTGATTGAATAGTTCCAAGTATAGTTGCAATTCTGACTTTCCTTTTAAGATCGTCAACATTGTCTGTAGCCCTGACCACAACCTCTGTAAGATTGCAGAACTGATATGGCCTAAGTATGATTTCAGAACATGGATTAGTGCCAAACTCATGGTCAGGGTTTCTCCTGCCATACTTAGCAGCTTGCTTTTTAGATGCTTCACGATTGAATATACCACGTTCTCCACTCCCTGACTCTGCTAAAGACATCCACTCTCTCATAAAAGAAAGTGAGTCTGGTTTCTCTGTATATGCTACAGAGTTATTTGATAGTGCTCTTTGTGGATCATTGTCCCACCAAGAACCAAACTTTGCATGTCTCATTCTATCATCAGAAAGGTTGCTCAGAGAAATCATTGCTGATCTCCTTACTCCTCCCATAACAATTACTTCACCTATCTTACACATGATATCATGGCACTCTAAGGAAGACAACTTACGTCCTTGAGCCTTTTTAAATGTGTTAATACAAAAGTTAAATAAGTCTACTAAAGGTGCAGGACCACTGGCTCTACCCCCAAATACTTTTAGTCTTGCCCCTGCGGGACGCACTCTTGAAACATCCCATTTAGGAATCTCTCCTGCCCAGAGAAGAGCCAGTAACTGACGAAAAGATTTAGCCCAACCTTCCTTACTGTCTTTAACAACGATTGTAGTTTCACTATCATATAGTTCAGGAACTTCTGGAAGTTTTTTGATAAACTGTCTTTCAACACTAAAGCCAACACCAGTGCCACAGAGAAGTATAAACATAGCCTCATCAAAAGACTTAGGGTCATCTATGGGTAGATAGCTACAGTTGTAGATACAGGTATTGTCCCTGTCTGCAGCTTTACCTGCAGTCATAAGTGCTCTCATAGAAGGCATAACCTCCAAGCCTAAGATAGCTTGCTCTATGTCATCATAAGGATGGCCTCCCGTTCTGTCAAAATCTAAAACAGGAGCAACTATATTTTTTATATAACGACTAACAGTTTCAGGCCATGTCTCTCTTCTGCCTTCATCATCTAACCACCTTGCATATCGTGATGTGTGAATAAAGGATTGATAGTCAGTAGGGAAGTGGTTATTCATATTTATTTACCTCACATTTCATTACGGTTATGTCATCTATATCATACAGAGCATTTCTAATATGCTCCTCTATTATTTCAAAGTGATTATCTTTATCAACTTCTAAAAAGTTTGATCTTTCATCAACTTTGAGAGTTAAATATACCTCATACTCCATAGTTAAAGTTCCTAGTTATACTCATCGAAGATTATTTGTCAACCTCTTCTTCTTCCATTTCTAATGGTTCGATACTCTTTTTAAAATGTTTTATCATATCATATGCAGAGTCAAAATCAGAAAAGAATATTTCTAAATCTTCAATCTTACCGTTGACCTCTACCTTGCATAAGTTAAAGTGCATATCTAAAGGTAAATTTTCTGCAAGATCATCAGGTAAAACATCATCTACAGAGAATGGCCCTTCAATAACATCCCATATTTTCATCATCTTTTTTGTCCGTATGTCACTAGGTGTCATTACCTTTACCTTTCAATAAGTTAGTAAATAGATCAAGCTCAGTAACTACCAACCAAGGTTTCCTATCTGATCTGTAGAAAACTACAGGTGGATAGTCACTGTGTTTAGTTGCCTGATCCAACCAAGTATAAACCGTTTTTAGTGCAGTCTTTCTTCTTTTTACTTCTATGGAAAGAGGGATATCCCTTTTAGCAGCAGGAGATAATTGTATATCTGCACCAGTATCTCCCATTACTGTACTTTTAATATCGTCAGGCTCAAGATGAGGGAATGCCTCTAGTAGAACATCTCTTATCTCTTGTTGTCCTAGCCTCCCCTTTTGTTTCCCTTGTCTACTCAATCAAATAACTCCTCTACTTTAGGAGCTTTAACTACATCAATAAGATACTCTTTACCATGTGAGTATTTAAACACTCTTGCGTTAGGCCAACATGGAGTTCTGTATTCACAAGTAGCACACAAGAAAGATAATTTAGTATTCTTTGATGTAGGTGATTGAGGGATCACCTCAAGTTTTTCTTTTGGGATATCTCCTCTTACGACCTTTTTTACTTCTGCTATCTCCTTTTCTTTATTCTTTAACTCATTAGAAAAATCGTACATATCCAGACAAAGATTAAATGTATCTTTCTGTACAACAAGAAATCCCCCACGTTTTTTATCTTTAACTAAGGGGTCATCTTTAGCAGCATAAACATATGAACTTAACTGACTAATATAACCATAGGGATCTTCATCTCGTAAAGAGTGATTGATAAATTTTCTCATGCCTGATTTAGATGCAGACTTTACATCTATTGTAACACCATCAATTACTGCATCTCTGTGACCTTTAATCCCACTCACTGATAGTCTATCTTGTTCTCCCTCAACAGAATGTCCTGCAGCTTTTGCTAAAGAAAGTATTAATGTTTCTAATAAATCCCCGTAAAAGAAAAGTCCTAGCATCTGAGCCTTGAGGGGTGCAGCTTCTTTTGTTTTATTAATACGATACCAAGTCTTTCTTTTACAGGGTGAACCCACAGAGGATAAACTTAAATATCCTCTAGGCTTCTGAGGTTTGCTAAACCGTTCCTCTGCTACTGCAGAAATATTAGTAGATAAATACTCTGTTATAGTCTCATCCCACCCACCCTTTCCTTCGATGACAGAATAAATATCTTTTACTAATGTGTTTATATTTTTCATGGATATATCCTAGAACGGTATTTCATTTGACAAACTACTGCTAGTAGCAGTGGAGGACGTATTTGTATGAAATGGATCTACTTTACTCTCCACCTTAGGTGGTTCAACTAAGTTGAGCACCTTAACACGTTCTAACCGTGTAGTGTAGTTAGTGTAGTTACCATTCTTGTAGATATCAACTTCTACAAGAACTTCTGAGCCATTACCTATTGGGCCATCAGTAGCATAATCCCACTTAGTGCCGTCTGATTTGAACACTTGAGGAGGACCAGACATCCACTCATGTTGGGCCTCAAACTTACGTGTTACCTTTACACGTTTACCTCGGCCTTCTGGATCTACCTTACCTTTTGCCATCATACCAAGCTCTTTTAATTTATTAAAGTTGGCATCATCAAGAATTAGATCAATGGTGCAACGACCATTTGTATCTCTCCACTGCCCCTCAAAACCATCTAGGTCACGGTTTTCTTCAAATACTTTTGCCCATTCGGCAATACCTGTTACTGTTGTTTTCATGTTTAGAACATCCTTTCTACATTTTAGAATTTAAGTGTAGCATAATTTTATAAAATAGTGCAACACTTTTTTAGTGTATTTCTGAATATTTTTGTCCGTATTGTACATCAATACCTAACTTAACATTTAAGTTTAGTTGTTCATTTAGTTTTTTGATAGCACTAGTCAAGACTTCTGTGTGATGTTTTTCTTCTCCTTTCTTAACTAAGTTAATTGACTCGTCGTGAAACTGACCAACGATGTTGGGCCTAGCCGTTAGGTACAAGGCAACCCATCTATCAAAGCAGTAAGCACCAGTGCTTTGATTTAAAGTAGAGAATACATCCTTCTCGTATCTTAGAGTATGCCAGAACTTACTGACAGGATTTTGCACCCACATCTGACCATTTATCTTTTTAACTTTCTTTAGATTATCCTGAGAGAATTTGGATACTGACCAATTCCTAGCCCAGTAAGCATCTAATAATTTCTTTGACTCTGATACAGTCATACCTGTTTCTCTGGATAACTTAGCTGCACCTATCCCATAGGTGGCAGAATAGTTTACAACCTTAAAATTTTTTCTAAGGTTTTTTAACTCTGGTTTTTTCCCTTGCTGATATAGATCAATATCTTTTTGACATACAAATCCTGCATGTTTAGCTAGGTCTAAGTGTGGATCAAAGCCATCCTTGGACATCTCTTCTACATACTTGGGATCATAAGGTTTCATGTAATGTCTTTTAGTTGTGTCTTCAAGAGAAGTCATGTCAGCACCACAAAGGGAGTAACCCTCTGGAGCTATAAGACAACTGCGTATTTCTTTTCCCCAAGGTTTATCAATACCCGGAAGGTTTACTAAAGGTTTTTTATGCTTAAACCTTAGAGTGTTTGTTAGTCCATCAATACCTGCATAAACAAATCCATTTCTTTCAGAGGATTGCAGACCAGTAAAAATACCAAGCCTATGCTGTATAACAGTGAGGCCATCAAGTATTTCTACCATAGGTTCTTTTTTTATGAGTAGTTTAACAGAGTTAGTTAACTCACCATTCTTTCTTACTTGTGGTATCTGACGTTCTTTATTTTTATCTTCATCTTTTACATACTTGTAAGTGCAAGGCTCCCATCCCAAAGAAAATAACCAGTCTTTAACTTGATCAGAAGAGTTAGGATTAGGTGCTTCAACCTTATTCACAACCTCTATTTCAGAGGTATAGTTAGAGGGTAGTCCATGTTCTGACAGTAAAGAGAACCACAATCTTCCCTGTGTTGAAAGTGATCCATCTTTTTTATAAAGAACTTTGGGCATTGCTTTCTTTCTAAAGACAGTTCTCATTGGCATAACTGAACTTAACTCTTGCAACTTTTCTTCTTGCTGCTTTCGTAATTCTTTTATAGAATATTCCACTAAAGGTTTATCTAGCTTCCACTTAACTTGCTCTGCCTTTTGAGCACACTTCATTTTAAATGATAGGTATTGTAAAAATCTGTCAAGATTATCTTTAGATTTATAGACCATCATGTACCTTTGAACTAAGTTATGCCATAGACACTTGTTAATCTTAACATCCTCTTCACAACGAACCCTGTATTCATCTTGAGAAAGATTTACCCAATCTTCTATTTTAGGTTTAGGTATATTAAAGTCTTCGCCAAATGATTCTAATCCATGCTTAGGTCTATCAGTATTAATTACCCAAGACATAGGTAAAGTATCATAGAGTTTTGCTTTAATATTTATACCTAATAGTTTTTCTAATACAGGTACGTCATATCTAACAATGTTATGTCCTATTAATACTTTTGCTTTTAATAAGAACTTACGCATGTAATCGTAATCAAATAGGGTAACTACCCCTCTGCCTTCAGTGGCAGCATAACTGAGGCAGTGTATCTTTGTAACGTCTTCGATAAGACCATCTGCTTCAATGTCAATTATCATGCAACATCCTTTTCACTTGTAAATAAATCCTCCCTAAGAATGGTTGTCATGGGATCATAGTAGACTGATCCTGCACGACCTAACTTAGCAAAAGGTCTATTCTTATCTACGATAAAGTTGGTAGTATTGGATTCAACTTCATCCTCACTTTCTGCATTACGTTCTATCTTTATACATATAATAGCTTCTTCTTCAAGAGAAGATGCATACTTTGTACGTCCATCATCATTGACCTGAGATATAAATATTACACCAATGTTTAACTCTTTTGCTAACTGAGCCATACGAGAACCAAGTGTCGTAAGAGTGCTTGTAGCACCATCTACGCCTGTGCTTGACAGGTAAGCCAGTCTTTGCACATGGTCTATAAAAACATAGTCTGCACCATAAACTGTACAAGCTAACCTAGTGTAATCTAGTACCTTCAATGGATCATCATGTGACATCATTTCAAAGATGATAGTCTTGTCTCCACCTGCGGCTATCTTAGCTGCCTCTATCACATTCATTTCTGACACATTATTTTCAGAGGCATCTTGTTTGGTTCTGACATTTACACCCAAATGATATGTAGCCATTGCCCTGTAAGTCGTAGACTTCATCTCCTCCATGTGGAGCATAGCTATCTTAGTGTCATTATTATTAAGTAGGCCAGTCTCAAAGTATCTAATGACTTCAGTCTTACCTGTGCCTCTTGGTGCTTTTAGGAATGTTAATCCACCCTTAACCATACCTCGGATCTTTTCATCCAGACCTGTATGACCTGTTGGTACATACTCATATGGGTTCTCATCTTTAATTGCACGTTCAACATCAGAATCAGTGCAGAAGAAGTTCTCAGGTGAATACCTCTGAGGTTTCTTAGCAGCCCACATTAGTTCTGTGGAATCCCCTGACATAAGAAACTCATTAGCATCCTTATGCTTGCTCATAGGTACGAACCAGAGTTTCTCTGGGAATGCTTGGTATAACTTGTCAGCAGCCTTTCTACCTGCACTATCTAACTCACCAGCATAAACTATCTCTTTGAAAGATTTTAGGTAGTCTAAGTTTGTTTGTATAAACTTATCCCCAATAGATGCAGATGGCAAAGATTTTACGGGAAATGTTTTGCCCAGTATTTGATAGAGAGATGCCGCATCAAACTCCCCCTCAGTCAAATATATTCTTTGACTAGTACCTGCGTTAAAGTTAGGACCAAAGAGTTGTGTCATTCCAACCCCTTTATCTTTTATCCAAGTCTTTGATTTATCATCACACATACGATATTTGATTGTGTGTGGATACTTATAGGCATATCTTACCTCTTCACCGTTTGGTCCTGTCTGTATCTGTATCCCATACAACTTACAAACGTCTTCATCTATCCCCCTGATATTAGTGTACTTCACACCTGACACAGGGATCTGTGTAGGAGATCTTCGATCAGGTAATGGGTAGGATTCCTTAGCCCAGTCAAAAGTTTCTGGCATATTTTTCATAGGGTATGCCCTGCTGCAAGAGAAACAATATCCATACCCATCATCATTCCAACTGAATGCATCTGAAGATTCACAATCCTTATATGGGCAAGGAAGGTTGGGAGTGTTAGCCATTGAATGTTTCCTTTCTCTGTTCATCAAAATTTTTATCATCGAGATAATCGTAAACTGCTTTGATTACCTCGTCAATAGTTATTCTGTGTTTCTTCATAAGTCTTTTAAGTCTTACCGTTTCTAATTCAAAACAATCATTGTTATTCAAATAATTCACCTCCATCCCCATCATACCACACTTGATTTAACTCCTTTCTCTCCATTGCTCTTTTCTTTTCTTCATCATTCATAGGTCTTATGTGATCATCTCCGTAAAACTCTCTATCCTCTATAGTATTTTTCTTTTCTAAGTCAATTAATGGTGCATTATTTTCCCCATAATAACCATACTCATCAAAGAATTTATTTTTAATTGAAAATCCTGTTAAGGCTTTCCATGATATGGGAAATAGGCTTTGCATCGTATCACTAATTTTTGCAGAAACATGACGTGTTTCTTCTTGTGCATCAGAAGCTGAACGTAATATACACATGTCTGCAAATGCATCAAGACTACCTGACCAGTACCACTCAGTCATGGTAGATTGTGGCAGTACCATACGTGCTTGCTCTGGTGCTACTCCCTCTTTAAGAAGTTCTTTATAGACTCTGAGAGAGGTATAACCAATGAAGTCTGTCTCTGATTTGGGGTATACAACACCATCACTTCCCTGCTTCTTATTTTTAGAACGTCCTCGCCATGTCTTAGGCTCATAAAACTCAGGCTCTTCGTCTACGTATCTACGACTGATTTCATTCCAACGTAAAAACTTATGCTTTACTAGTTGTCTAGCTACAAAGATAGGAGCCTTAACGTGGAAGGTAGCAAAGCAGTGACCAAAGGGTGACATGTGCCTATGCTCTGCTAAGTATTTAATTAGTCTCTCATCTTTCTCTGTTAAATATACCCTACCTCTTGGAATTTTTTTACCAAAGCTGACTCTGGCAGAGTCAACGACAGTGACATCACTGCCCATGTAGTCCATCATTGTTACTTTTATCATTTATTTCTCCTTACATTTAGGACATGATGTGTGTTTACTTGTGTCAAAAAGTTTTCCACACTTGTTACACTCCACCAATTTAATTCTTCTCATCATACCCTTCTACCTCTGAGGGCAAAGAATAGTCCACCTACCCATAGCAGTACGTGTAGGTTATCATATAATAAAACGTCTAGTAAACTGTCAGGTTCACCTACCCATATAACACCTGTCATTATGCAACAGATAACTAAACCACTAAACCTTGTCACTACATCCTCTACCCAAGGATGATCTAAGTGTAGATAAGTGAAGCCTATCAGTCCACCTAATAGCAGTCCTATTCCTGCACCCAACTCACCGTATGCTGCAAACCACCAGACAATGTATGGCAGATCAAAAGACTCAGCCCCATCTAGGGTGACAGGAAACTTTGATAACCCTTGCTGTATAAAAATAATAGCTAAAGGTATCCTGAGTAACCAGTGAGACTGGCAAAACTCTGGTAACATATTTAATATTCTATTCATGTTCACCTCCAAACATTCTACTACTAGTAATATTATCAGTTGGATCATTCTTAGATCTTTTGTTAGCCTCTCTATAAGTCATAGCAGTAATAAATATACCACCAATAAGCAAAGTATGTCCCATACCACTAATAGCAAACCAGAAAATGTTACCAATCCACAATGCAAAGATAGCACTCCACATGTAGGCTAATATTTGAAAGACTGCATGTGCAGACATGGGATCTAGCTTTTGAATATGACGTAAAGGAGAATCCTCTATAGTCATGATACTATTCCATGCTTCTTTAAAAATATCAAAGATACTTATAATACTTAGTGGTACTGTTTTTAATTTATTACTCATTTTTTTTTCCTTTTAATTTAAGTTCATAGGTGAATAAACCTCACCATTATATTGTGACCCACTTCTATCTGGCCCAACTTCTACTCCACTGTTACATCCAAAGACAACCACCATTAAAAACAGTGCACTATATATACCGGCTCTCTTTGACCAAAGGATAAAGAGATCAAATGTTCTTTCTGCTTCTTGTTGTGCAGCCTCTCTAGGTGTCATGCTTACCCTCCTTTAGATTATTAAAATCTTCTAACATATTAAACTGATCTTGATCAATGCAATTTACCATCTGTATTCTTCCCGGTAATCTGCCATTGTATGCTATCATTAAACCATGAACGTATTTCATTATCTCTTGTTTATTTAAGAGGGTGGCCTTGCATTCTGCCTCAGAGCTATACACGGGATTATTAAAAATAAATGTGTTTCTTGTCCCATCTTCGTTATAAGACATAAAGAATACCATTACAAACCATTTCATTTTATTAACTCCTTCTTTATTGCTTTATAGATTTTCATATTTTGCTCCTTTGTGTTTTTGTTTTCTAGTTAGAACTGGTTTCTTCTTGTCGGGAACAACTTGAGGTTTATATTTAGGTTGCCTCAAGTCCTTCGCCATTGGATTACGTTTACTAATTTGCATTTGACTTCCTCTTTTCTAATGCACTCTTTGCAGAGGCAAAGGTATGCTTATGATATGGATTCAGTGAAGATACATTCTGATGCCCAGTAACGGACATGATCTGTAAATGATCTACTCCTGCATCTATCATCTCTACTATCCCACTCTTTCTAAGATTTCCCACCAGAAGATCCTCTGGCATGTTCAGGGCTTCCTTTACCTTGTTAGCATAGAGGGGTATCTGAACCCTACTCATCGGCCTGTAGCCACCATCAGAGGGCTTCTCAAAAGGTATTACATAGTCCTGCCAACCCCAATCGTTTTCTTGCTGGCGAAGCATCTCTATTATGTTATCTGAAATAGGTAGTTCTACGGTAGCACCTCTTTTAGTTTGTTTAATACTTAACTTCTTTTCTTTGAAGTCTATTGATGACCACTTCAATAACCTAATATCATTAGGTCGTTGTGCAAACTCATAGCACAATAAAACTATTAGTCCAATAGATCTATATTTATAATTAGAGAATGCATAGCTTAGGAAGTCAAGAACTTGTTGATGCGTCCACACTTTTGAGTTTGTTTTGTGTGTCTTTTTTATAACAGATGCCATAGGATTTGATTGTATCATCTCTATAGAGATACAAAAGTTTAATACTAATGAAAGAACTCTACTGCATTGATTTGCTTTAGATACACTTACTGTGTTGCACCAATGTTGATATGCCTGATCACAGATTCTTGATGTAAGATCTTTGATCTTAACATTGCCTAACTTCCCACCTTTTATAGGTGCTTCTTGTATAGAGGCAAACGTAGAATCATAATTCTTTTGAGATATATACGCCAAAGACTTAAAGTGGTTAGTCGTTGTGTAGTAACGATATACTTGAATGAGTGTAGAGTTCGGGCCTACATTACCTGCTGATAAAAGACCTTTACGAAAGTCTTCTACCCTTTTGATAAGTCTAGGTATTTCGTATCTAGCAGCTCTACCATCTTTGAATGTAACAGGCATGACAATACCTGCTTGTCTAGCATCGGCAGGTGGAATAAATCTCCACCCACCATCATGTTTTCTTGTGTATTTATACATAGTTGCCTTTGCCACTTGATGTAAAAGATAAAACCTTTTCTACTATAGAATAGGTTCTGTTATCGGCAGACTTTAGTACCTCATGTACTGATACTTTATCACCCTTGTCAGCTATTAACTCAGCAAAGTTAACAGCATTTGCTAATGTATCAGATAAGGTAGAGCCTACAGTTTCTTGATCTCTAAGAATTTTTACATAGTATGTCATTCTTTGCCTCCATCTATTACAATGAGTTTTGGTTTTGATGATACTCTTGATGAGACAATTTTATTTTTTATCTCAGTAAACCAATCTGGTGCATAGTTTCTTAGATGTATTTTAGGTTCTTCATCTGAGACATCAAACGTAGCATTAGGAAATTCTTTATTAAGAATTTCTGATATATGTCCTGCACCTTCGATAGTGGAGCACCTCATTACAAGGCACTCCTCCAACTCATCGACATACAAAGCAACTACATAGTAGTTTCTATTCACCCTGCAAACCTCCGAAATCTACGGGCCGTACTACGATTACGACCGTGTTCTACAGAGATATAGATAGGGTATATCTCTATCATGTAAGTGCATGGTCCCTTACGGAGGGAAAGTTTCCAAGTTCTACGTAGCTTACGTATCTTGAACGTACCCTTGAGGCCAAGGAACTGCCAACGGAAACCTTTTGTTCCGTTGTTAAGTGGAAGGAAAGTTGGTAGTAAATTTGTCATCACGTTACTCCTTGTTTTGTGTGACTAGTGGAAATGCTCGGTAGAATTTACCGCACATAGATTGTAAATTTAGAACAGTCTCATAGAGCAAATAGGATTCATTAGTTTCTGTATACCATCTGTCCAGAGCCTCCCATAGATTGCACATTACCAGTTTTTGCTGGTCTGTCAACCCCTCATATGCTTTATTCAAAGCATCGTCTTTAGTTTTTCTTTCTGCTTCCCGTTTTTTACGGGCAGCTTTTTCCTTTTCATCTTCTATATAAGGCATATCTTTTCCTTTATGCTGCTTCCAGATACCGAAACTTACTACTAGACACCCACTTAGATACTTCTTGTTCTCTTGAGAACATAGACGTAGCTTTTGTATCATTACCTGTATCACGTAGCTTGAATCCGTTACGTTCATCTGCATATGTGCTATAGTTAGTAAAGGCAGAGTACAAAGCCCATTTGTTCTGGCCTCTGGTAGCAGCTTCTACATTATATAGTTCATACATTCTTTTGGCTTTACGTTCTGATCCAATCAGAGATTCTAAGAAGTGATCTACCCTAGTATCACTTAGATCAGTGTCTGCCCAGTCTTGTAAGTCCATAGTAAAGTTATAGAAATCAGCACGACTGGTGCTAAGTTCTTTGATAAAAGCATCAAGAGAAAACGCAGAAGTATTCTTCCTACGTATCTTATCGTGATCACCACTAATACAACCATTGGTACAAAAGTAGTCTATTGCTCCAAAGAATACTTGATTAGAACATGAGCCGTCAATTCCATGAAGAGATATTATACGGTTCTTAACCGTAGTTGAATGCTTGTCTGTATGTATCTCTGTGGATATATCTGGTAAAGTTATATCCAACATGGCCCAAGCATTATTACGTGCGGAGGAAAACTTTAACTGCTTTGACTGAGTAAGATCAGTTGGTAATTCATCTGTAATTGTTTCAATAACTTTATTGAAGAAAGATGTGTGAGATACACAGTTAAACCCATTGCCCACAATACCTACGTATTCTCCTGTATTGGCATTGATTACATATTTCTTACCGTCAAACTTTGTGGGTTCAAACTCTACTTCAAAGTCAAGTTTTTCAGGTACGATGTTTGTATTTTCAGTAATATCAAATGGCATGTGTTACTCCTTTACTGCTTTGATATTTATAATTCCCTATAGTTTTGCCATAGGTTGGTTGATTTGTCAAGTGTTAGTGTTAACGGAATTTCCGTGAACGGTTAATGTTCTGAAAGATGTACAATTTGTGTACGGTTGATAGTCTTCTGTGCAAAGCAACCTGCCTTGCAGTCCAAGCAATGCCCCTTCAAACCCTTGTGGGTTTTAGGACACTTGAACATTCTTTTCCCATAGACAGGATCGTTTGTCAACTCATCATCACCATAGAACATAATGTTCCACCCTGAGTCAATCATCATTTGCCATTCATCCTCTGTATTAGATGGATCAAACGATGCATTGATGGCACAGTTATCTAATGGCATAAGTTCTTTTTCAATAAGAACTTTGAGGCGTGGATTA